ATTGCCAACACCATCAGCCGTAAACCACGCTGAAACCTGCCCTGAGTCATTCCAATCTGTAGGAAATGTTTTATCAGGGTCAATTACAGTACCACCATCATGATCTGATTTAGAGCGGTTAGTGTCATAGACAAAATTCCCGCCACCAACGTCACTATCAGGGTGATAGCCGATGACGAAAACCCGCGACTCGTCATTGCGCTCTACGCTGGCTAGGTCGGCTATTGAGTTGATGGTGCGGTCACTGTTTCTGGGCACATCCCTGCTACCGGTTCCGCCTAAGTCGCTGTTTAGTGGTATATTTTCAGGGTCAGTACCGACTGTCCTAGTAGCAGCGTCGCCGCTCAACACAACATAACGCCATGTCTGACTAAATCCAGAACCTGCATCCTCTGCTTTTACCCGATACTCCCCAGGAGCTGCGTAGAATTGCGCAAAGCCTTTCAGCGTTCCGTCAAATACGCCACCTGTACCAAGCGGAGTTGTGCCGTTGCGGTCGCTAAACAAATCAGCCGGATTTCCCGTAGCCTCCACTAGCACTGTTATTACTGGCGAAGGTATAACATCGCCGTTTTCGCTTACTATTGTTCTTTGAAATACTGGTAGTGCCATGTTGCCACCTAAAATATCAATTTGTGTTATTGTATCACTATGAATATTCAGAGGGTAATATTATGCAGCGATACATGATTAATAAGAAAACCTTAATAGATTGCGGCTCATGCCAAGACGGAATCATTGCTTTTAAAGCCCGCTTTGGTGATAAATCCGTAACCCTTCAAGAAGCATTTAATAAAATGCCTAAAACCGATGTTATTTGGTTTGTTCTTCATGCCATTCATAAAGGATTTGGGCCTGAAGAAATCCTTTCTATTATGCCAGTTCGATACAGGCCTACCCATAAAGGCCCGGCAATAAAGTGGCTAAACAAGAACTACCAAAAATTCATATCACAGTGTAATAAGCTATGGGATAATGCTTCCTAGTGTTGTCCCGTTGTCTGTGTATGTAACGGTATTCCCGTTTTTATCTATGGCAGGGCCAGCCGAACCACCAGGGCCGCCAAAGCCATAATCATAAGCACTATCATCTGGACCTGTGCCGTCTGTACCGCTTTGACCGTTTTGGCCAAATGAGCCAGCCGAACCGCCTCTACCGCTTTGTATGTTGCCAGCTTGTGCGCCATTACCTCGAACACCCTCGCCGCCTCTAGAACCTGCTGTACCATCGGTTCCCGATCCAGTAATAGCAGTGTCTGCTGGCCCCGGTAATTCGCCAGATATAGTCCCTTGGAAAAACTCACCAGCCAAACCAGCGCCACCGCCTATATTGCCCTGAGCGCCAGCACCACCGCCGCCAGTCGCCTGTTTAATTTCAAAGTTATCTGATTCGTTATGTGTGGCACCACCACCACCACCGCCGCCGCCGCCGCCGCCAGCAACAAAGCCATCATTAGTGAAAGAGCAGTTATAAAGAAAACTGATACCTAAGCCGCCATCTTCACCACTAGCACCATCCCTACCTATTGGGTTTTTGCTGCTAGCTACAGAGTCGCCACCATCGCCACCTTTACCGCCTGCACCTTCTATACGACCACGGTTAATAATGTTAATAGTCACACCGCTAGGCCATCCACTGCCAGTGGTAAAGGCTGGTTGTGAAGTTGAAGAACTGCCAATGACTACACTCGAAGCAATTTCGCAATTTATAGTGTCGCCCGTATCAATCTCGTAAAGCCCTGTAGCTTCACTATAAAGATTGACGTTGTTTTGGCTATTATCTATTGGGACTTCTTTTATGGTTGGGTCAACTGGAGATATAGTCTCACTATAAAGCACCTCTTCAGCCAACACCGCATGGCCCGTATCAGTTGTTTTAACTTGTATTACCTGAACTGGCCTGATGTCTGTACTACCATCAAAAGATTGTACACCTCTGTTTTCTAGTCGGTAGCCGCCGCCTAGGGAAGGCTCAACAAGTAAATCAGAACGCTGAAGCCCCCAAGTAAATAACCGTGGCGGCTGGGTGTATCGGCTTAGTATTAGATCATTCAATCGACTGGCAGCATCGCCCCCAGCGCGTGGTATCCATCGGCTAAATATGCGTTTAATAGCGGGAGAGCCGTAATCTTGCTCTGATTGCGGTGCTACTGTTGCGAGTGAGTTTGCGTAATTGCTTGAATCATCTAGCTTTTCTAGTGGGTTTAACTGCCCGTAGAACGTCCACACCTGAGATACGCGCTTATCAGGCTGGTCTTTTACACTAAAGCTACCCGCTTTGATTAAGTCGTCAGTGTATATCGATGCGGTATCCGATACCGCTCGAAGCACACGGAATCGCAATAATCTAGCAGAGTCATCCCACCAGAGGGCAGAAGCCGTTTGTTGCAATAGTTCGTTGACTAGATCATTAACAGGAGTCGGCTCTGCTATAACTGCACTATAAAGGCGGTTAATATAGTTTTGCCATTCGCTTGTCCAATCTGCGAACGGGATATAACTGCTAGGCACGTTTGCGTATTCTTCGAATAAATCTTTAATTATATTAACGCTACGCTCGCCAGAATATACTAAGCATAGCTGGAAGCGGTCATCTTGCTTGTGCTCAACTGCTTCTGTGTTGCTTTGGGCGCGAGTAATCGTGAACGTATCGCCTGAGCGGGCAAACGTCACTACTTCTTTACCGCCGATTTGAGCCGTGCCACTTGATGGGTACTCACTACCCACGCCGCTAGGGGATAGCGTAACGCTGGTTGCCCCTGCGGTTATATCAGCGCTCAGACTGCCGTTGCTGAGTCGAGGCGCTTGGGCCTGTTTTCCACTGGCTAGCTGTAGCGCGTCTTTGCACTTAATGGTAAACGTGCCGCCACTGTCCGGCCCTGCCATTGTGTCAAACATGAAGTGCCGCACTTCCATTTGTTCTAGTGTCTGGTCGGTAGTGCCTTGTAGTACTCGAATATCCGAACCCTTTAGGAAAGGATAGCGCGCACGAAACTTACCCCAGTAGGTGCCTTGTTGGTATGGGTCATAGTCTCTATCTGAGAGATAATAATCACCATCAGGGCCTGTGTCGGGGCTACGGCTATCACTGAAAGTTAAATCAATACTTGCGCGGATTCCGATTGATTCGCCTAGTTCTAGTTTAGCAGGGCGCTGGCTTACCGATTTTAGATAGGGTATTAACTCAATTTCGGGCGGCATGTTTCTGCCAGTAGCAGTGCAGTAACGAACGGTAACGGTTTCGCTATTATAATTTGGGCGGTCTTGGCATGAAGCCAAGCAATTAAAGCACTTCTGCTCGCCCGTTGCCGGAACGGATGCGGTACAAGGTGCAACGCCATAAGTGTTCGAACAGCGGTCTAGGTCAAGTTCTACAATCTGGATGCGCTCAGCCATTATGCAAGACCTCTGAAATTCCAGCTTGCTGACATCATGCCATTGGGGCGCTGGTTATCAACGCGCGGATTCCCATCAACCCACACATATCCGATTTCTGCCTCGTACTTAGATGGCCTCCACGCGAAAAAACAAGGCGGTCTAGGGCTAAGGTCAAAATATGGGTCTAGCTGGTTTCGATACCATTCCGGCGTTAGGTTTTGTAAGTTTACGCTGGTTTCGTTTATTTCGCGGACTACAATCTCACCAAGGTACTGGCCGTTTTCAGATACGCCATTGATTGATGTGCGGTTTCGACCGTAGGTAATTGGTGTGTGACCAACGTATAAGTTGCGCTCCAGCCTAACACCCTTACCAATGTATAAAACGGCTATTCGCGGTGGAGTGGTTGCGCCAGTTATCTCTATTTCGATTGTGTCTGGCGATGCCAAATTATTAAGAAATAAAAGCGCCTGTTGCGATGATACCGATTGCTCAGGTACTACTGTAATCCCGTTGTATTTTACCTTAATAGTTAATCCAGGCTGATTTAGGTTGTGCTTGGCAATGCCAATATAGTCAACCTCTTGCCCTTGCGTGTCTATTGTTATAGCTTGAGTCGCCGTGGTTCCTGAAACCCACCCCCACGCTGTAGCTGGGTTTGCCACATTGGTTATGGGATTGGCTACAGTTTCGCTAGATGCGGTGACAGTATTAGGCGTAACAAGGTTTCGATAACCAATAAACGGGCGATTATCGTCTTGCTGCTCACTCGTTACATAAAAATTAGAGCTAATTATTGCTGCCATTTATACCACCAACCTAAAACCGTCATCCTGATATTCTACCAGTTTTTCCGCTAGTGAGTTTAGCTGATCGCCTGAGAATAGCTGGTTACTGTCAAAACCCTCAATTCTGACTGTACGGTCTTGTGATTGTTGCTGCTGTTGCGCCGCCTGTGCTTGCTGCTGGATTCCTTGGCCTTGTGCTTGACCTCCACCTGCCGCTGCAACAGACCCGCCACCGCCAAAGCTTGCAATAGCCGCGGCTGCCGCTGCTGCACCAAGGGCTGGGCCTACTACTGGAATGCCAGCTAATGATGTATAGGCTTTTTGTGCGCCCTCGTATGTGCTAATTACTGTGTTAACTCTAGCAGCCGCCTTGCCCACCTCGAATAGCTTTTTATTGCCAGACTGTGTAAGCGTGGATAGGTCACTAAACATAGTCTTAGTAGCACTTGTCTGCTCATCACCCCAGTTTGCGCGAATAGCTGCCATTGCGCGGCCAAACTCAGATTCTTTGCTCTTTTCCATCTCGCGGGCTTGCGCAGCAACTTCCGCTAATTGCTCTTGCTTTGCTATTTCCGCTTCAATCTCCAGCTGATTGTTTTCGCGAATTGATTCTAACCGAGTCTCCATAGCTTCCGCTGGTAGTGGCTTAAGCATAAGCTGATTCAATGCTTCGGCTTGCATTCCCAGTTCTTGCTTGGCGGCCTCAAGGGATGCACGCATAGACTGAGCCAGAGCACCCTTGCCTACGACTAATTGTTCAAGGTTCACACCGGGTACATTATTCGCCAGCGTTATTAGTGAGTTAATACCCTCTTTCGCGTCATTTATGGTCGCGTCAATTGCCTCTACTGTTTTCGTAGCAAACACATTGACCGCCACGCTAACGCCACTGAATGCTAGCTTTAGTCCTTCGATGATTATCTCAAAGCCTCTCACTGTATTGGCTGCAAAGCCAAACCCTTTGACTATGCCATCAACCGTGCTATCAACAATAGAATCAACGCCGCCAATGGATTTACCCCAATCAATAAAACCTCTGGCAAGCTCATCTATGATTGGTGCAAGCTCTACACTGAACTTATCAACCAAAGAACCCGCAACCATGCCCGCAAAATCAAGGGTTTGTTGCATCTTATCCAGTTGAGCAATATCAGTATCAGATAGGGCGACACCAAGATCACGCGCTTCTTGTGCGATTTTGCTCATCCCAGATGCGTTATTTTGAAGTAAAGGTAGCAATGCCGCCGAATCACTGGCTATGGCTTCCATATAGAAAACCATCTCAGACTGGGATAGATTGGCTTTTTCTAGTGAGCTTACATACAGGCCCAGTGCATCAGGGCCGGATAGGTTTTTGAATTGGTCAGAGGCAACGCCAACCTTAGGGCCGATGTTGTCAAAGAAGTCAGCAAGTGGGCCGCCGCCATTGGCGATAAAGTCGCCTATTTTATCCTGAGTATCTTTGTATATGTCGCCTAGCTTTTCCTGCTCGATGCCGACAGATTTGGCACCCATTGCTAGGTTTTGGAATTCTTGTGAGCTGGTATTAGATAGCTGGGCTAATGTGCGCAACTCACGGGCGTTTTTGGCGCTGTTGGAGGCCATGGCAGTAAGAGCACCACCAGCCGCAGCCGCAGCCGTGGTGATAGCTGCAATCTTTGACGCAGCCGCAGCCGCATCTTTGCCGAAGCCTTTAATTAGATTTGTGCCGTTCTTTAAATCCTTTTTCAAGGGCTCAATATCGGCTCCAAGTCTTACAAAAATATCTGAATTGTCAGCCATCCCAGCCCTGCTCCAATAATCTCAATAGTCGTTTGCGTTGCGGCTCTTGGAAAGCCTCGGGGTTGCGCTGCTCTGCTATCCACCAAAACTCTGTTGGTGTTAACTGCCAAAACTCAGACGGTGGAATCGCCCAAGACCCCACCGCCGTTTGATAAAGACTTTTTACTATCCCGCCGCCCGTTTCTTTTTTTTAGGCTTTGATTCCTTCTGCTCAGGCTGGTTGTATGTGGCAGGTGGCAGCATCATCATAATCAATGCTTGCATAACAGATGCAACATGCTGCGCGCCACCATTGCCAAACAGTGAAGCATAGACCTGCTCAGTAGTGACGTTTGCACCTGCGTAGTTAAGAGCAACCTTGTAGGCCTCAGCTAGTCGAGTAAGTCGCGGCCCGCCATCCTGTGACAGCTCGCGCAGTGTGATGACTTCCTCAACCATAGCGATTAGCTTCATTACTTGGTTTGACTTGACTATATACTCTTCATCACCATAGCCAAGCGTAATATCTTCGAAAACGCTCATCTATTAGCTCCCTGGTGTGTAAGTCCATTCACCGCTTGATTGCAGTGTGCCATCAAACTCGATAGCGCCATCAGATCCGCCGCCATTTTCGGTATAGCCATTAAAATAGAAATCACCTGAGATTGTCGCGCCAGTGACCTGCGCACCAAAAGTAGGAAATTCAATTGTAATATCAGTAAGCAGTTTAGAGCCGTTGTCTTCGTCGGTTGTAACGTCAATTGGTTCATCGGCTACTGCAATGGATTTTGAATTAACCCCAGCTATCGGAGTTGAGTCTTTTAGTATGCGTAAATCGCGAGAAGCTGCGCCTGCCATTTTATAGTTCCTCTATCATAAGATTGAATGTCTGTACGCCGTGATATGTCTCGCCATCAGCATCCAAAAAGGATTGCGAGTCAACCAGCGTTATTGTAACAAATTTATAGCCCGTTTGCGTTAACTTTGCGCGGTGCAAAGAATCGTATATAAGCCCTTGAATTTCTTTGGTTTCTTTGCGTCCGCCGTATCGACTCCAGACGTGAATAGTGATACTTACTTGCATCATTAGTTCAGTGTCAGTATCGATCTGGTTATGTATATCCTCACCTATTGTTATATAGGGGAAGTCAGACCCAAGGCCGCTATCATTTGGCTGAGGCACCTTGTCATAAATACCTGTAACGGCATTGGTTACAGCCGTGTCCGACGCCAGCTTGCTATAAATAGCTGATTGAACAACATTCTCAAAACTCATTTGCTATCCGCCTTTTTCTTTTCACGGTTGATCATACCAATCAATTTCTTGCGAAAGTTCTGCTCTAATATGGTCGGCATGTTAGCCTGAACCCTGTCAAGTGACGGCCTTAAAAATGGCTGCTCAGGTGACGGGCTGTCACCGCCTGTTCCGTACTCAACAAAACGCCAATAAAAACCGTCATACGCCTTGTTTTTACCACTCTCGACTATCACATCACTGATTGGCTGGTCAGGCTTTGATCGTCTGCGCTTGGCCTTTATTGCTTTTTTTAGATTACCTGTTCTTGTTGGCACAAGTTTTTTCGCGCCTTTGGCTATATCACTAGCAAGGGATTGCATTAATGCACGAGAAAGGTTTCTAGCATGCTTAGGCGCAATCTCGCTCAATACTTTGTCAATATCTTCTATCCCGTGAATGCTAAAACTCATACCGCAACGCCTTTTTCTGCCTCAATTTCCATATATAAGTCGCGTTTCTTGGGTGTCTTTGGCACTCGAACATTAAAGCGCTCGCCTTCCCATACTATTGAGTTATTGCCATTTACCGTGTAACCGTTGCGTATTACGATCAAATACGAAACAGAATTATTGACCCTGTTGTATTCTTCTATCTCGCCGCCACCCTTTGGCCTTACATGCGCCCAAACCTCGTAAAGCTCAGACCATGATTCTTCAAAACCGCCCTGTCCATCAGATACACGCTGTTTTTCTTGTATGCTGATACGCTGATCAAGCTCGCCAGTGCGGTACATTATAAACCTAGCTCCACTCTATATGGGTATAACAGGGCTTTTACCGCTGGATTGTCAGCAAGTGACGCGCCCACTACGGTTTCCGTTCTAAGCTCATACATATCTGTAATGATCATTTTCATAGCCTGCAAAACACCCTCAAATTCAGATGGCGCGCTTGTTGCTGCTGATATGATAAAGCTTATCGAATTAAACTCACTTAAAAACGTTAGTGTTTGCGAGGATTGATCAAAAAAGTAATCGCTCGGGTCAATTGTTTGCGTGTTATAGTCTTGATCAATGTATGTAATTGACGAGATTGAAAGCCCTGGATAAGGCAACTCAACAACGCCCTCAGCCTGCCCAGATTGAACAAGTTGAATATCCTGCACTGTGAAAAACTGGTTACAATACTTCTCGCAACGATCACGCGCAGCCTTGATCAAAGCATTAATATAGTCATCATCAATCGTAAACGCAGATTCAATGCGAAGCTGTTCTTTTGCTTCTGCAAGAGTGATTGGCTCGCTTACTGGTGGCGTGACTATAATCGGTTTCATTTATCGGCCTTTTTCTTTTTTGGCTCTGGCTTTGTTTCCATTTTTGGTGATGGCTTTTTTGTTGCTTCTTCAATCAAACCAGCCTCAATCCATGCGCTTTTATGTGGCGCTTCGTCACCCTTTTTAAAGGAGCCGTGCTTATACGATTTAAAGTCTTTTCGTGCTACAAACATAGTTACCTCGAATTAATAAAGGGGCGACACTAAGCCGCCCCTGTTAATGGTTACACTGGAGCAGTAATTGATGTAATGTCACCAGAAGCAATAGCCGCTGGAGTCATTACAAGCTCTGCACCACGGGTTTCAGCACGAACAGTAACCAAGTTCTTGGTAACGTTGTCGCTGTCCTGCTCGAACATCTCAACAACAGTGCCTTCACGAGAAGCGTACATGTCTGCATCTTGAGATTTACAGATCATAGTACCCGCTGGGACGTTGTTAGAAAGAACAACAGGCAAGCCCCACAACATAGGCGTTAAACCATTGTTAACATAGGTAACAGCACCAGAAGCAGCAACAAAAGCAGCATCACCAGAGGCGCGGCGAGTTGTTTCTGCTGTTGCCCAATCGGATGGGTTCATGTAGAAGAAGCTAGGCTCGTAATCCGCGCCAATAATAGCGTACTTCATAGCAGACGCTAGACCGTAAATGTCTGTTGTGCCTGTAGGCGAGACGACAGTGTTGTTACCAGTCGCCAACCAACCATCAGTTGCGTCGTTGATAATGTAGTCTTCGACTGCGTTATTTACACCGTGACGTAAACGACGGTCAATATAAGACGCTAAGAACGTAGAATCATCTAGCGCTTGCTTAGACACACGGATGAAAGTAGGGATTGTTTGAATTGGTGTACTCACTTCTTCAAACGTCAATGTGCTTTCTGGTTTCGCGTTGCCTTCTGCTGTTTTCGCAGCCGCGTTTGTATATGCAAGCTCACGAGAATAGTAAACGATATTGCTAGATGTTGAGCCTTGCATAACAGTCGGCATAACTGTTAGTTGACGGAACGCACCGGGCACTACACCTGCTAGCTGATCGTGTCGAGATACGGTGTTGCCACTATTCAAAATAGTGTTCTTGATCTCGGTACGGCCTTTGTTAGTCGCGCCATTCAAGAAAGATTTTATGCCATCAGACTCAAGCACCATAGAGCCGAAGGTTTTGGCTTCGATTTCTTCAACAGGCTTGTCGTGCTTCTGCGCAATATCAAGGATTTGATCGTTCAAAGACTTGATACTTTCGTCTAGCTTGGCGATAGAGTCCTTGTACTCTTCTGCACCAGCTTTTGAGTCTGCTTTTTCGGCAATTTCTGCCATTTGCTTCTCAATATCTGCGTGCTTTTGCTCGATCTGCGACTTAATGCCGTCGAGCGTGCTTTTTACTTCGTTTTCCATGATGATTTCCTCACAATTGGAATTTTTTAAGGGTTTCGATTAAGTTTGCTTCTTGCTTTTCCTGCTCTTCACGCTCGCCGTGAATTTTCTTAACAGCTGCCACCGTCGCAGTGGCTTCTGTCTGGGAAAGACCTTTAAGACGAAGAAATTTCTCCACGTCTTTTAGTTTTTCAGCGGATTTTACGCTGCTAATATGGGC